GATTATTGTCTGCGAAGACTTGGATTTCCTGTGTTGGAAATTAATGTGGATGATGATCAAGTTGAAGATTTAATTGATGATGCGATTCAATATTTTCAAAACCGTCATTTTGATGGTGTAGAAAGAATGTTGTTGAAACATAAAATAACAGAAGAAGAAAGAGAAATATTGAGAACAGGTATCACTACAACAACAGCTAGTTCTACAGTTGGTATAACAACAACTAAATTTGAGGAAAATCAAAACTTTTTACAATTACCTGATCACATATTAGGTGTAGAAAGAGTTTTAAAGATGGATAATAATACCATATCAAGTGGTTTATTTAATATTAAATATCAAATATTTTTAAATGATCTTTATTACTACGGTGCTCTTGATCTTTTAAATTATACAATGACCAAGACATACTTGGAAGATTTAAGTCGTATTATTACACCTGACACTCAAATAAGATTTAATAGAAAACAAGGAAGATTATATTTAGATATTGATTTTGCACAAATGTCTGATGATACTTTTATAGTAATTGATTGCTATCGTCTTTTAGATCCAGATGATGTAACTAAAATCTATAATGATTTTTGGTTAAAGAAATATGCAACATCGTTAATTAAAAAACAATGGGGAATGAATTTAATCAAATTCCAAGGTGTGTTGTTACCTGGTGGAGTTCAGTTAAATGGAAGACAAATATATGAAGATGCAATTCGTGAATTAGAAGAATTAGAAGAAACACTTAAGAGAGAATATGAGTTACCACCTCTTGATTTTATAGGATGATATTATGCCACTTTCTCCGTATTTTCTACAAGGATCGCAAGGTGAACAGAGACTAGTTCAAGATCTAATTAATGAGCAATTAAGAATTTATGGGCAAGATATAGTTTATCTTCCTCGTAAAATTATAAACAAAAAAACAATTATGAAAGAGGTTGTGGCCTCTACATTTGATGATGCTTATCGTATGGAGGCATATCTTTTAAATTATCAAGGTTTTGAAGGTAGTGGAGATATTTTACAAAAATTTGGAGTGCAAACCACGGATGCAGTAACTTTTGTAGTTTCACGAGAGAGATATGAAGATTTTATTAGTCCATTTTTAAATTCTGACATAGACATTGAATTAGCAACAAGACCTGAAGAAGGAGATTTAATTTATTTTCCTCTTGATAATACAATGTTTGAAATTAAATATGTGGAGGGGAAAAAACCTTTTTATCAATTAAATGACCTCTATGTTTATACTTTAAGTTGTGAGGTAATGGATTATGCACTTGATGAAGATATTGACACGGGAGTTCAAGAGGTAGATGAAGCAGCAGTTGAGTTTGGATTCACTACCAGATTAACTATGGTGAGTATTGCTGCATCAACAGCAACAGCAAGTGTTCAGTTATCTAAGAATGCTGGAAATACTAATATTGGAAAGGGTGTTGCATTTATAGATTTAATTAATGATGGAACTGGATATACGTTACCACCTTTAATTGGGATATCATCTGCACCCACTGATGGTATTAATGCAACTGCTGTTGCAATTATGACAAGTAGATCAGGACAAGTTGGACAATCAATAGATCGTATTGAATTGACAAATCCTGGTTTTGCATATACGACTCCACCAACAGTTACAATTAGAAGTCAAAATGCATTTGGAACTGGTGGTATTGCAACTGCAGTCATAGCAGAAGGAACATTAGCAACACCCACAATAACAAACTCAGGTGCGAGTTATGGTGTTGTTCCGAATGTAACTGTAAATCCTGTTGGTTTAGATACTAATATTGGAATTGGATCAACTGCAAAAGCAATAGCAATAGTTAATACTCTTGGTGAAATCGCTTCAATCAGATACTCTTTTGCTGGTATTGGATATACCCTAACTCCATCTCTTACTATTGATCCACCAGCAAAAGCTGGATTGTCCACTGGTAATTATCAATTTAAAGAAATTGTTAGAGGAGTTTCAACAGGAACAACAGCAATCGTTGCCGATTGGGATCGAGACGATAGAATACTTAAAGTCACTAATGTTGCTGGTGTTGGATTTGCACCTGGTGAGTCTGTAGTGGGTATTGGAACTACACTTTTAGGATCTGATTCTGAATATATTGTAAGAAGTGTTTCCGATCAAGATGAGTTTGATAATTATAACGAAAATATACTTGTAGAGTCCGAAGCAGATACGATTATAGATTTTTCTGAAGACAATCCGTTCGGTGATTTCTAAATAGTTTGGATAAGTCCTGTTTAAGTTATGTTAGGAACCTATTATTATCATGAAATAATCAGAAGGACTATTATATCCTTTGGTACTCTTTTTAATGCAATTGACATAAAACATCAAACATCTGCAGGTGGAGCGTTTTCAACTGTAAGAGTTCCAATTGCTTATGGCCCAACAGAAAAGTTTTTAGCAAGATTAGAGCAGAAACCAGATTTAAGAAAGAGAGTTGCAATAACTTTACCACGTCTAGCATTTGAGATGGACGGTATATCATATGATCCTGCAAGAAAAGTTTCAACAATGCAAACTTTTAAAGCATTTACTAAAGATGGATCTAAAAGTGCACGAAAAGTTTTTATGCCAGTTCCATATAATTTAAGTTTTAAGTTATATGCAATGACCCAATACAATGAAGATTCACTACAAATTATTGAGCAGATATTACCATACTTTCAACCATCGTTCAATTTGACTGTAGATTTAGTTAAAGCAATTGGTGAGAAAAGAGATATACCAATGATTTTGGATAGTGTAACTTTTGATGATAATTACGAAAGTGGATTTGAACAAAAAAGAGTAATAACTCATACACTAGGATTTACTGCAAAGACTTACTTATTTGGCCCAGTCGCAGATTCTGGAACTGGTCTTATCAAGAAAGTTCAAGTTGATTATCATGCAGACTCAAATACCAAAACTGCAAGAAGATTTAAAAGATATATTGCTACACCTAGAGCTCTTAAAGATTATAATGATGATGGAGTTACAAGACTTGCAGAGGATATAACAAAAACTCAAAGAAAATTCTTGGTTCAAAATACTGCGAGTTTAGTTGTGGATACTTATATTGCAATCGGTGATGAGTTGATGTTTATTAAAGAAATTGATGGAAATAATATTACCGTAAGGCGTGGTGAAGATGGAACAACTATAGATACTCATATAAACGGTGATGTAATTGATGCAGTAAATGCTCAAGATGATGCACTTGTTGAGGTTGGTGATGACTTTGGATTTAGTGAACAAAGGTTTGATTTACCAGACTTTAGATCTTATAGTCCAACAAAAGGAGTTGATGTATGAGTAAATTTGAAGAGATAGATGAATTTTTGGATATAGAACCGATTGATGTTCCAAAAAAGAATCAAATTAAAAAGATAGAGAAAAAAGATGATCCCACTCTTGACTATGAGTATTCAAGGGGAAATTTATATTCTTTAATTGAAAAAGGACAAGAGGCAATAAATGGCATACTTGAGTTAGCACAAGATGGTCAGCAACCAAGAGCATATGAAGTTGCAGGACAATTAATTAAAAGTGTAGGAGATACAACTGATAAGTTGATTGATCTTCAAACCAAAATGAAAGAATTGAAAAAGGAAGATGATGGTTCACCAAAAACAGTTAATAATGCGTTATTCGTTGGATCAACATCAGAACTTTCAAAATTATTAAAGAAAGGAGTTCTAAATAATAAGGTGGAAAAAGAAGAAGAATGAAAACATTCAAAGAATTTATACAAGAAAGCAGTCTTTCAAGAATTCAGAGTAAAGCAGATAAAGGTGGTATGGCTATCCTTTCTGGAAGTCGTGGCGATAAGTCTGCAAAAGAAAATCGTGCAAGA